TCGTAAAAGAATTGTACAATCAAAGATAAAATATGATCCAGTGGAGATAAAATTCCACGATGACAACAATAATTTAATTAATAGTCTTTGGTATAGATATTATACATATTATTACAAAGACGCCGCCAATCCTAAAGTAGTATTCAGTGGAACTAGAGGTGGACAGTCAGCAGGTAGTGCTAGTGGTAATAGTGGATCTCCTACATTAGCGGATTATAATACAAAAACACAATACGTACCTTCTACGACCGGATATACTGATTGGGGTTATATAGGTGAATCTAGTAATCCATCTGGTCCGGATCCAAGAAAGATTCCTTTCTTTAAGAATATCACAGTGTTCGGGATGAACAGACACAACTTTATTGCGTACACTTTAATCAATCCTATCATCACAAGATTTAACCACGATTCTTACAACTATGCTGAGAATGGTGGTATTATGGAAAATTCAATGACAGTTGATTACGAAACTGTCGTATACAATCAAGGAGCAATCGACGGTAGAACTCCTGATAATATCATTACTGACTTTGGTAGTTCTGGCTACTATGATAGAACAGTAAGTCCTATAGCAGTTCCTGGCTCAAACGGAACTATCATGGGTCAAGGTGGTTTAGTTGATGGTGTCGGCGGCGCTATTACTGCATTAGGCGGCGGAGGCTTAGGTGGATTAGCCGCTGCAGCCAAGATAGCAGGTACTACTTATAACACCTTCAAGAATATAGATTTAAAACAGACAATCAAATCAGAAGTTACTAATGCTATAGCCGGCACGTTACTAAATACAAATAACCCACCGAGATCAGTTCAATGGGATATTCCAAAGTACGGAGCAACTCCAAGTACTACCGGTACAGCAGGAGCTCCTACTACAGGGGCAGTATCACCTCAACAACAAGGTCCTAATCCAAATGCCGGGTCTCAAGTGGTAGGAAATTAACATGCCAAGAATAATTGATTCGAGAACAGCACTAGACCAGACAGTAAAAATATTTGATAGCTTCTATTCGGTAAAAATGGAAGTTAACGGTAACGAATATGATATAGTTCGTGGTTATTTTGTGGGTGTGTGCGAGACTAAAAATATCGCAGACAACTTTACAGCCGTGCTATTTAGAATAGCACAAGAGACAGGAATAGATGCTCTCGAACTGTTAAGTTACATCAAAGGGACAAATAACAAATTAGAAATGAACCGTGTTATTTGCTATTACCTCAACAGTTTCAAGTCTAAAACATCACTATACGGTATAGGTCAAATACCAAAACCTAACATACCTGTAGCACGTAACGTAGTACAGTAAATATGGCACGTTGGGCACAAGGCATATTCGAACCAACCAACCCACAAAAATATGTAGGTAAACATAAACCTAAATATCGATCAGGGTGGGAACTAACATTCATGACCTTTTGTGATAACAACAAAAACGTATTGTATTGGGCTAGTGAAGCAATCGCAATACCATACTTAAACCCACTCAGTGGCAAAAAAGCAAATTATATTCCTGACTTTTTTGTTGTATACCAGAACAAATACGGTAAGCAAATTGCTGAGATGGTAGAAATAAAACCAAAGAAACAAAGTCTCATAGAAAGCAAAACAGCAAGCGCAAAAGATCGTGCTGTAGTTGCGGTAAATCATGCTAAATGGCAAGCAGCCATGGCATACTGTAGAGCACAGGGTTATACGTTCAGAGTTATTACCGAAGACGATCTTTTCTATAATGGGCGCAGAAAGTAACTAAATACTTTCATGACCAAAAAACTTCAAGAATTATTCGAACTTCCACAAGACGAACTAGAAGGTCTTAGTGTTCCTGTACCAGAGGATGCTAAGGATATCACAACAGAAACGTTATCTAATCTAGAAAAAATAGAACAAGCATTACCCCAGGTTAAAGGGTTAGATGCTGCAGATAGTGAAATGGATGAAATAGCAGAGCTAGCGACTTCAAGCTACAAAGACTTAATGGATTTAGGTATGCAAGTTGATAGTCGTTTTGCTAGTGAGATATTCAACAGTGCTAGTAGTTTCTTAGGACACGCTATTACTGCTAAGACTGCTAAACTAAACAAGAAACTTAAAATGATTGATTTACAGCTAAGAAAAGCTGGTTTAGATCAAAAAAATGCGGCAAAATCGGAAGAAATTGAAAATACTCCTGTAGGCACTGGTCAAGTATTGGATCGTAATGAGTTGCTAAAGATGCTGGCAACTAAATCAGACGAAAAATGATAAATAATAGATACAGGATTAACAGAATGAAAAGCCTCAAACATTACATCGTTGAAAGCGTAAAAACTTACAACTACACAATCAAAATTGCTGGCGAAGTTGACAAGCACTTTATCGACATGTTCAAATTCAATTTAAAGAAATTTGACCCCATTAAGATAAGTGACCCAGTTTCAACTCCTATCCAGAAAAGCCCATACGGATTCCCTGAAGTAACAAACCAGCCTATCACTATAATGAAGGCTGAATTCAGATATCCAGCAACTGAACCAATGATTCAGCAAATTGCTCAACTATTAGGTTACAATGTTAACATGGTAAGAGCAATACAATCTGGGTTTGACGACTCTATCAACGGCGAAGCAGAAGAATATGCTAACCAAATGAAAGATAGTCCAGTACTAACACATGAAGAAATGGGTGAAGAGTCCGGTGCTAAAGAAGCAAGTAAACAGTACGGTGATTCATATCTAAATTCTATCAAAGACCAAGCTAAGGATAGCAAGATCGATATTCCTTACGAAGGTAAAAAGACGCCTGATGCGTTTGACCCGTTCAAACCATATCTCTCAGATGATAAACTAGGTGCTAAGAGCCCTATGTCAACTATCACTAGACCAGCGAAGCCACAAACTGGCGCACATAAATAATTCAAAGGAATATTAAAATGGATTTCAAAAGTTTATTAAGTTCACTAGACCAGTTGAGCGAAGCTACAGAAAAAACAAAAACAGGTATAAAGCACACTGCTGATGCAGGTGGCTATGGTCGTAAAGACGATGAAGATGACGAAGGCAAAAAAGTAAAAGCTGACGCACCTAAAAAGGGTCGCGGTCGTCCTAAGAAAGATGCTGACGAAACAGGTGAAGTTAAAAAGTATGACTTCAGCGCATTTGGTGCTACAGGTAAAGACGTTAAGTTGAAGCCTTGGGACAAGAGCAAAACAACAAAGCATTCATTAAAAGAATACTTTGATGATTTAGATAAAGCATTGAACGAAGCCGAACAAATCGAAATTAAACCAGCAAGTCAAACACAAACTCAAGTTATTCAACAGGGTAACAAGACTTTGGGTACAGTTAACAACCCACAACTAGCACAACAGATTAAGCAATCTATTGGCAAAGGTGAAATGTCTTTAGGTGGTGATGAATTAGGTGAGACAGATTACAGTGCTAAGAAAGCCGCTGCAGGAAAAGATATCGGTAAGCCAGGCAAAAACTTTGACAAGATTGTTAAGAGTTCAGGTGGCGGCGAAAAAGGTAAACGTATTGCCGGAGCAGTATTAGCTAAACTACGTGCTAAGACAAACGAAGCAGAACGCCCATCTGATGACAGCACAGCAGGTGCTGGCTTAGGCGCTGGTCGTAGTCAAGGTATGTTAGAAGGTAAGAAACCTGACTTCTTAGACATGGATAAAGATGGTGACAAAAAAGAACCAATGACGAAAGCCATTGCTGATAAGAAGAAAGTCAAAGAAGGTTTAGCACAGAACTTACAAGCCGCAAGACTTACAGGTAAGTCACATGGTCTAAAAGGTCATTCACATTGTGGTAAGAACTATGAAGATATGGAAGAAGCCCGTATGTATCACGAAGGCTATAAAGAAGGTCTAGACGAGTGCTATGGTATGGGTGATATGGTAGAAGATACAATACCAGCTACAGTTCCTGGCATGGCAGATGCGGCCATGGACGAAGGTAATGCTTTCACACATGCGTTGAAACAAACACCGCGTGGTGAAAAATTTAGCGTTGGTGGCAAGACATTCACAGACCGTAGTTCTATTGAAGAAAGTCCATTCGCTTTTGAAGCATGGGACAATCAATTAAATGCTTTACTAGAAGGTAAAAAACAAGTTAACGAAGGTATGACTGTTTCTATCAGTAAAGGTCAACAAGGCATGCCTGACTCAGTATCAGTAACTGCCCAAGACGGTGAAGCAGATCAGTTATTATCATTGATTAAATCAGCCGGTTTAGGTTTATTCGGCGGAGACGAAGGTCAAGCACAACCTGGTCAAATGAGCCCAATGACAGTAGACACATCTGATCCAGCAGAAGTAGGTACAGGTGGTGTTGCTATTGACGTAGTTGACGACCATGACGGTATGATGAACTTAATCAAGAAGGTAGTTGGTGCTGAACCAAAAGGACCTGAAGGTGGTTTTGCTGGTCAAGAAAGTGGCGAAGAAGGTCAAGATTACGAAGAAGAAGGTAATCACGACAGTCATGAAGAAGAATGCGAATCATGTGGTTCATCTGATTGCCAATGCGATTCTGAAGAAGTAGACGAAGACAACGGTGATCAAATTGGCGGCCCTTCTGACGAAACTGAAGAAGAATACATGGATCAAGAAGAAGAGGAAGTTGCCGAAGAAATCAATCCTAACAATGATGACGAAGCCAACGAAGAAAACTCTGACGCAGTTCGTGACGCTGCATTAGCACAAGCCGCTGACAACAATGAAGAACAAGTTGATGAAGGTGAATACGCTAATAGTGATGACGATCAGTTTGCAGCCGATATTGATTTCATGACTAACGTTATTTCTGGTGGTTTGAACAAGAAGAAATCTACTGGTCAAACAACAATTCCAGTTATCGCAGGTCAGGAAGATCGTATGACAGCAAATGAAAGTATCGTTGCTGACTGGAAAAAACTAGCAGGAATCAAGTAATTGATTTTGCTCATAAAACCCGGCAATAGTCGGGTTTTTTTATGGGCATCTGTTTAATCAAAAACGATAAATACTTGATAAGGTGATATTAAAATGGCACAACAGAATATTGATTTCGGATCATTCCCAGATGATCCAGATGCAGATGCGATACGAACCGCGTTTCAAAAAGTACAACATAATTTTACAGAAGTATACGGTGGTATCGAAGGTACTGCGGTTTCATCTATTATTGCTGGAGCAGGTATTGATGTCAGTAGTCCTACTGGTAACGTAATTGTCACAGCTAACATTGCGTGTGTTCAAGTACATACCAGTACATTGAGTATAGGTAGAGATAGTAACGGAGCACAAGATGCTTCATTAACACAGTCATCACAGACATTATGGGTTGACTTACCGGCAAACATATCAAACGTTTCTAATATAAATTTAGATGGATATGTATCTGCTGTAGGTAACATCACAGGTGGAAATTTAGTAACAGCAGGGTTAGTTAGTGCTACTGGTAATGTGACAGGTGGAAACGTAACTACTAGCGGTACTGTTTCTGCTACTACACTGTCTGCTGTTAATTTAGGTTTGACGGGAAACATCAGTGCTATTGGTAATGCATCAGTTGGTAACATAAGCGCCACACTGGGAGCCTTTACTAATGTATCCGGTAATGGATCTTCACTATCTAGCATAACCGGAGCCAATGTAACTGGTCAAGTCGCAAATGCTTTAGTTGCAGGTACAGTATATACAGCCGCACAACCAAATATTACGTCAGTAGGAACATTAACATCACTAGCAGTAACTGGAAACATTTCAGCTGGTAACGTAACTGCCACTACATTCACTGGATCACTATCAGGAGCAGCAACTAGTGCGACCACAGCGGGAACAGTAACAACTGCGGCTCAGCCTAACATTACAAGTGTTGGTACCTTAACATCATTAGGTGTAGCAGGTAATGTAACCGCAGGTAACGTGTATGCTAACAGCGGAACTATAGGTGCTAGTCTATTGACCGGTACTCTAACTACTGCGGCACAACCAAATGTAACTAGTCTAGGTACATTGTCTAGTTTAGATGTATCTGGAAATATAACGGCTGCTAATATCACAGCTAATACAGGAATTTTTTCTGGTAATGGTTATGGATTAACCAATCTAACTGGAGCTAATGTTACTGGTACTGTAGCTAACGCAACATATGCAACTAGTGCCGGTAGCGCAACGACAGCAGGTACTGTAACAACTGCAGCACAGCCAAACATTACAAGTACAGGTACATTGACTGGATTGACAATAAATGGGACAGTTGATTCGTCAGGTGCGAGTAACGTAACATTAGGTTCATTAACTAACATACATATATCCGGAGGATCCTCAGGGTATACAATTAAAACAGACGGCGCAGGAAATCTTTCTTGGGGTGTTGATACTGCCGCGGCAGGAGGCTCGAATTCACAGATTCAATTCAATGACAACAACACACTAAATGCTAGCGCAAACTTGACATTTGACACTGCTACAAATTTACTTACTGTAACCGGTAATATACAAGCAACTAATGCTAATTTAGGTAATAGCGCAGTAGCAAATTATTTCACTGGTAATTTTTACGGTAGAGCAAATACTGCTAACACAGTATTGACAGCGGCACAACCAAATATTACAAGTTTAGGCACACTGACTGGATTAACAGTCAATGGCACTTCTACATTAGGTGATGTTGGTAACGTAAAGATTACTGGCGGAACTTCCACTACGTATCTACAAACCGATGGCGCCGGAAACTTAACATGGGCATCATTAGTAAATACTCCGCCAGGAGGTTCTGCTAACTCAGTACAGTATAAAGATGGGTCAGCATATCAAGGTAGTGGTAATTTATTATTCAATGATCCTGAATTGTATATTAATGGTACGTTAAACGTAACAGGTAATGCTAACGTTGGTAACCTTACTGCTACAAACTTAACCGGTACATTGGCTACCGGAGTACAGACAAATGTTACTAGAGTAGGTACATTAGCTAATTTGACAGTAGGAGCAGGTGGTTTTATTATTGTTAATGGTTATATTAATGCAGGTAACGTTACGGGTAACATAATAACCGCTAATTACTTTGTAGGTGATGCTAGTAACTTAACTAGTATAACAGGTGCTAACGTAACCGGTGCTGTTGCTTATGCCACTGTTGCTAATAGTGTAGCGGGTGGAAATGTGTCAGGTGCTGTTGCTTATGCTACCACTGCTAACGCAGTAGCCGGTGCTAATGTGTCAGGGGCAGTGTCATATGCTACAGTGGCCAACGCAGTAGCCGGTGCCAATGTGTCCGGACAAGTATCATATGCTGCAGTAGCCAACTCAGTTGCAGGGGTTAACGTGTCAGGTATAGTAGCAAGTGCGTCTTACGCTACTAGCGCAGGCTCGGCAGCATCAGCAACAACAGCAGGATCAGCAACAACAGCAGGAACAGTAACAATTGCCGCACAACCAAAC